TTTTTAAATAATGCTTGACATTTGTTTCGTTAGGATTTATATTAAAAAGTGTCAAAGCAAGCGCACAGGAACACAAAATTATGAAATCTCCAACACAAAAACAACTTGACAAAATGCCTAAAGTCTCAAAAGAAACTTTAGCTAATACTTCAGGTTCAATTCGCAACTATTACGTTTATTTGGGTACAACTTGTTCATTAATGATGATCCCAGTTCATGTAGGTCTTGGCTCAACAAACCATTTTGCAACTATTCAGGAGATTGTAAAGCATCCAATTTTTAAAGTATTAATCGACAACCGCAAAATGACAAGATTAGGCATTGGTGAATATAGCATGAGATAATTTCTAAATCCCCGATCGCATCGCATCAGCCCTAGCCGCCTCACGTTGAATTTTAACGTAAGCATCGCTAGGGTTTTCGCTTGTAGTTATCGCCACATTAGGGCGATCAAGCTTACCGACTAACTGACTAAGCAAAGCCTCCATACGCGCCGTTGAGACGCTACTGGGGGCTTTGCTATTTGAGCTAAGTATTTGCTTAGTATCAGTGGCATTAGACACATAACCGCCACTGCCAAACGTTACTAACTCTTGACCCCGCTCACCCACTAGAAGCTGTTGACCCGCCCTAAACGAACCGCCCTTAGCGCGGGGTGATATTTCCCCTATGCCGACAGCAGCGCCGCCTAAGACCCCACCGCCAGCGCTGCTTTTAATAGAAGCTACTTGCCGTGCTGTGGCGATATCCTTAGCCCGCTCCTCAGCTTCAAATTGTGCCTCTAAAGTTTTAAGATTGTTCTCAAACGCCTCTTTTTTCTTGCGTTCACCATCTTCAAAAGCTGTTTTTTTAGCATTTTGAGCATCGTCAAAAGCAGCTTTTTTAACCCGTTCATCATCTTCAAACTTTTGCTTTTTAAGATTTTGCTCATCGTCTAAAATCTTTTTCTTTTCGTTTAAAGCCGTCTCAAAAGCTTCTTTTTTAAGATTTTGCGCCGCTTCAAAAGCATCTTTTTTAAGATTTAATTGAGTCTCAAAAGTTTCTTTAGCAACTTGTTTAGATGCTTCGCGCTCATCATCGCGTAATTTTTGAGCATTATCAAAATTTTGTTTAGCAAGTTTTTGGGCTTCGTCCTCTGCTTTTTGGGCTGCTTTTTGCGCTTCATCAAATGCGATTTTGTCAGCTTTTTGCTTTTCAGCAAAAGCTAACTCATCAGCTTTTAATTGTTGAAAAGCCGCTTTTTCCTTAGCAGCTTTCTCATCAGCAGCTTTAAATTCTTCTTCTAATTTTGCTCTGTCTTCTGGCGTTTTTGCTGCATCAAGTTGCAGCTTTCTTTCAATCTCTAAACGGCGCTGTGCAAATTGATCATCAGCAGTTTTCTTGGCAGCATCTTGAGATTTGTCAAATGCTAAATTTTCTTCACGTTGCTTTTTATCAAATGCCTCTTTTTGGGCTTGCTGTTCCTTATCAAAAGCCCTTTGCGCTATTTGCTTTTCTTTTTCATAGGCTTTGTCACTGGCTTTTTCTTCAGCGTTAAATCTTTTTTGATCTACTTTTTGAGCATCAGTAAAGCGCTTAGTTTCAGCTTTTTGTTCATCTTCAAATTTCTTTTTATCAGCTTTTTGAGCGTCTTCAAAAGCCTCTTTATCAAGATTTAATTGCTTCTCAAAAGTGCGCTTATCTGTCCTAGATTTTTCTTCAAAAGTATCTTTTTCTGCATTAGATTGTTTCTCAAATGCACGTCCAGAAATACGGGCGCGATCTTCTAATCCGCGCCTTTCTTTTTCAATGCGTCCCTTAACAATTTCTTCTATTACTTCGGCTGATTTTCTCTCAACAGCTTCTACTTTTTTAGCCGTTTCAGTTTGTAATTTAAGCTTTTCGTCTAACAGTTTTTTTGCCTGAGAAAACTCAATTATTCTAGCTTTAAGTAATCTTTGTAAAACTGGATTACCTTGAGCCTCAGATCCTTGTTGCTGCAAGTCATTAATAGCAGCATCAAATTCCTCTTTTGACTCTTCAACTTCTTTCGTAAATGATTCTAATTGTTCTTTATTTAGTTTTGTTTTTTTAGCGGATTCTTCACTAGCTAATCCGTATTTTTTAAGGACAGCCACACCTTCATCATAGATTCTATTTAATTCATCTTGATTCTTTTTTTCTGCAAATCGGATAACATTTTTTTGCTCATCTTGTCTAGTGTTAAATGGATTTACGAATCCAGTAATGTTGCCTAGTCCATCATCTTCTTGTTCTGTGTTAGAGAGCTTGCCTCTTTTGGCTCTAATTACATCTATTTTTTGTCGCAGTCTTTCTAAACTTTGAGTGGTTTTATCCGCTCCCCAAGCATCATTAAATTGCTTACCGATAATAATCAATGGAGCCGCTGCCAATGCAATTAGCCCTAATTTCCCCGCCGTGACAGTTGCCGCCACACCTAGCTTTGTAGTAGCCGTGGTTAACCCGCCTACACCAGTAGTAGCCGCCCCTGATGCAGCCGCCACACCGTTAAAAGCCGCCGCCTCAGCCGCTGTTAAGCCTGTGGTTGTAGCAGTTGCAACGCCTAAAGCCACTTGCCCTGCAGTGAGAAAGCCGAGCGCCGCCGTTACTCCCGTTCCTAATGCAGATAGCCCTGCTAAAGTTGGTCCCAACACAGCCAAAAACCCAGAGATAGCCGCTCCTGTTGCTGCGATCGCCGCGCCGCCGCCAACTACAAAAGCAATGATTTGCTGTAATAGCTCTGGCAAGTCTATAAATGCCTGTACAACAGCTTTTGTGGTACTTAGTACAGGATTAAATACTTTAAGGATATTAGCTCCTAATTTAGCCAATGCCTCGGTTGTTTGATTTGCAAATGCTTTGATTGGGTCTACTGCTTTGTCAAAATTTGTTGCTGCAAGCCCTGCGCTATTAGCACTTGCTTTAATATTTGCTTCTAATTTTTCGATAGAAAGAATTGAAGGAGTGATCGCGGCTAATGCCTCGGTTGAGCCAAATAATTTTAGTAAAGTATCAGCGCCATCGTTTCCAGTGGCTTTTAGTTGCTTGAGAATGCCACTTAATCCTAAAGTTTTTAGCCCAGCCGCGTTAAAGTTGACACCTAAATCTTTAGCTAACTTTGCAGCCTCAGTACTTGGCTGTAAAATCGCAGCGATCGCAGTTCGCAAACCGCTAAATGTCGACTCTACTGGAACACCAGAAGCAGTAGCAGTGGCAATCGCGCCGTTAAGTTCATCTAGGCTTAGCCCTGCCGCAGCCGCCGTTGGTGCTACTCGTGCGATCTGTGATGCATATTGATCAACCGTGATTAATCCACTTTGTTGCACAGACACGAATTTATCCACAAAAGAAGCTGCCTCATTCGCCCCTTTCCCATAGGCATTAAGAGCTGAAATTGTGGCTTTAGATACTGTGGTTACGTCTGAAAAGCCTCCTACAGCACCCTTGGTTGATGCATCTAGGATTTTGGTAACATCAGCAGTTTTGGCGAACCCAGCGCTCAATACTTCATAAGATGCCCCTGCTAATTCGGCTGTAGTAGTTTGGAATTTGTTAGCCGCCGCCAAATCGCCAAAATTCTTAATTAATTCCTTGGATTGATCCGATACTGTGGATAGCTTTCTTTCAGCTTTTGCAATTTCAGTAAAAGCCCCGACCGCCGCCGTTCTTAATTCTGTGAGCTTGCCAGCGATCGCCCCGAAACTTTGCGATATGGCATTGAGTTGCAACGGGTCAAGTTGGACTTTTGGCTGTACAACCAGTTTGTCAACTTCTTTTAAATCTGCTTTTAATTTCCCTAATTGTCCCGTTATTTCATTTTGCCTTAAAGCGACTTGTGGGGTAATTTTTTGAGTAGAAAGCTTTGCTAATTCTTGGTTTGCCGATTCAATCGCCTTAACTAAAGCCGCCTTAATCTCAACTGCCGATCGCCCCGCCGCGCCGCCTATACTTGCAAAGGTAGTTTTAGCGGACTCAGCCAACGGTGCGAACGTATTAGCCCCTACAGGCGCATCAAGTTTTTTTAATTCTTCTTGCAGTCTTCTAAATTCGCCTAATGCTTGCCCCTGTTCAACTTTTAATCCTTGCTTAGCAAATTCAGACATTTTTTGTCTGGCTGCTTCGATTTGCTTTATAAGATTATCTCGCACGCTATCAGCCGCTTGCTTAGCAGCCGTATCTACTGTTCCAAGCGAACCTTTCAGCCCCGCCACACTCGCTGTCGCGCCCTTAATTGCGGGTGATATCTGGTCATCACCCTTAAAAATAATTGTCGCTGTAGAATCTTTAACCATAGCTGCTTAAAATAAAGCAAGCTAGTATTTTTGGCAATTATCAAAACTATTTTGATTTAGTGCTTGACATTTATTTTGTTAGGATTTATATTAAAAAGTCAAAGCGAGTAGGAAAAAACAATGACTAGAGAATGGGATTTAATCAAAATTGATGGCACTGAATGGACGTACAAAAAGGAAGTCGGGCGGCGATGCTATCGAATTTTTGATCCGTCAGGGCGCGATGTTGCCTGTCTTGAGTACAATCTTTTTATAACCTGTAACGAGCTTAGAGCGCATCCTAATACTTTAGAATTTCCTTCGCATATTCCACAAGAATATATTGATCAACTTTGCGCTGTCAGAGATTTAATCCTTGCCAATCCTGACAATGATAATAAAATTTCTGTGATTGAACTTAATAAAAAAGCTACTCAAGATTTAAGTAGATTATTCACACGGTTGCAATTTCTTTACCCACAATCTGATGCTACGATTTTAGCCAATGATTTATTGGCTAAAATTTATCAATTGGGTGTAGAGATTGATAAATTGTAATTTTTGGCACTAAAAAACCGCCTCAAAAAAGCGGTTTTTTAGCTGACTCAACATTAAGAACAAGCATGGCTTTCCGAGCCAATTCAAAATGTATGCTCTGATTCTAACCTGTATCGGTAGCTTTCAAACCCAGTAAAGTTTGCTCTTTTTTCTGAGTTAGGGAGCGCGATCGCAACGTGTTCAAATGGCGATAAGTGTGCAGGCTTAGAATTTAATAGGCGATCGTGTAATTTGATATCATCTTGGATATTGCGATTACCATCGTGATTAAGATAGCTGACACGGGCGCAACATCCGACAGCGATTTTCTTTAGCATAAGTTCTTGGAGCGAAGTGGGATAAAAACTACGCACCGCTAAAAAATCTTCATTTTTAATAAGTGGTAAATGCCAATCACCTGTATTTAATTGCATCGGTTCACTCGCATCATATTCCACTCGCATCGCATCAGCTAACGCTCTAATTTCAGGCTGTGCGTCAGGATGGCAACGTTGAGCAAAGAAATTTTGATACTCAGTACCAGAACAAATTACGGTGATGCTTGAGAATGGCTCTAACAGGCGATTAACGACTTGTTTGTGGGCTCCAATAGAAGCTAATGCCCTAGCATGGGCGATCGCGCTATTCCGTTCTGAATCCCAAATAGATCGAGCTTCTTCTTGACGCATCTCGCTAATTTCAGAATCAGCTACCATTCCTTTTTGATTTTGTCCCCAATGCAAAGGGTAGACATTATCAGTGATGACTTTCTCAATCATCTTATCCACAGGGATTGCACGGCTGCTAGAGCTATTTTTTGATAGCATCCTGTGAGTCATAAACTCAGAATGAATAAAGCGGTGATACGTCAAAACGAATGTACTCAAGCGATCGCCACATTCATTAATTGAGTCAGAAATAATTTTGGCTGTGGGGTAAAAATCACTCATACATTTTCATGATTAAAGGACTTGCGCCCATTGCTTTGAGCTTCTTCTTTTTGGCTTCGAGATTATAGTTATCTTCAGATTGTTGGGAAGAAACTACTACGGGTTTAGAATCTTTTGGCTTACTCATCGTCAATTACTTCCTTCAAAATACCAATAGCAGAAAAGTGATGGATACGCACCAAATCACAAGCTTTAAAATTGTCAGAGTTAAGCAAAAATTGATCGGCGCTCCATTCAGAAGCGATAAAAATCTGCTCTAAAAGCTTATAATCACTGGCAATAGATTTAAGATCAAATCCTTTCTGAGAGAGATTGTCGCGCCGTTCCATTAAGCAAACGGCTTGCTGCATCTTTTCCCACACTTCCTTATCAGAAAATGTAAGCCCTGAATCAAAAAGATTATCAAACCAAGTAGATTGAATCTCAATTAAAAGCGATCGCAGTTGTATCAACTTTTCGCGATCTGTGCAAGGAATGGGAATAAGATCGTTTATAATTTCTG